AGCGGGTGCAAACTCTTTTTGGTAGTTTGCAAACGCTGCTTGGTCTGCCAACTTTTGGCGAATAGCCATGCCTTGTGTCATGTACTCTGGCTTACCAGATTTAATCATTTCGTCGGCTGCAGCCGCCAAATCCGCCGGACCGCCTTTGGCAACGATGGCGGCTTGAATTCGGCCCAACACGTCGCGGTCACGGCGCAATGACTCCAACTGCATGTCGGCCACTTCGGCTTGACGCTGCCCGCCTTGAATCTGCTGAATCTGAGCGTACTGTGCCAAAGCGTTTGGCTGCTGGAGTTCTGTCGTTGGTTTAAACGACATTGCGATGCCAGGGTTAACAAGTGCCATGATTAATCCTTATCCAACAAGATACTGGTTAAAGGACGAGTCTAAGGGTTGTTGCCCGTACTGTGGCCCCACCCCGCCACCATACCCTGCGTTACGGCCTATCGCTTGTTGTAACAACGAATTAGTTGCTTGATTTTGGCTGTAGTTCATGTATTGGTTTACGCCGCCCGAGATGGCGTTAGCCGCACCCATGTAGCCTGACGCGCGGGCTTGAGCACCCGCGCCAAGCGCTTCGCCAGCACCGGTTGCATACGCTTGCCCCGCTGCGCCAAGCTGATTTACAGATGTTTGACCAAAACCGGCCAACGATTGCAACGGGTTTAGACGGGCTTGGCGCTCGGTCTGGTAGCGGTTGAACGCGTTGGTGTACTCTTGCGAACCCATTTCTTGACCGTATCGCTGTGCAGCTTTCAACGCGCCGCCAGAAATCAGGCCGCCACGGGCCGCAGCTTGGCGATCCAACGCCTTCTGACCTTCGGACAAACGGAACGCATAGCCTGGGTCTTGTTGGAATTTACCCATGTCAAACGGCGTATATCTAGACGCTGCTTCTAGCTCTGGCAACGCGCGAAGCCCCGCCTCGCGAAATGGTGCCTGCAATTCAACTTGACGGTCAAATTGCTCACGCTGCAATTCCGCAGCGCGGTCGGCTGCGCTGGCTTGCACGTTGGCAGCACTTTTTGCCGAGCTTGCGCCGATTAAAGAACTACCTACCATTGCGGCGGCCATCATCCAAGGCATAATTTACTCCTTTAGGCACTCGGCCAGTTCACGGGCTTGCGATTCATCGCCAGCCACGATCAACACTTCATCAATTTCATTTGCGTCTGTACACTCAGTCGCATGAATGCAATACCACACAACGTCTGTGAGCGATTTTACGCCATGATGCTTATCCGCTTCAATGGTTAAACACGCAGGCGCGTGGATAACTTTACGTTCACCGTCAACAACCAGTTCAATTGACCCGCTAGCCAAAATCGACAGATGGCTAAACTTGTGCTTGTGCTGCACAAGAATATGCCCGGCGGGGATACGCGTTTCTTTGGCGTACACCCCTGCGCTGAAGTGGTGCTGGATCATGTGATCTCGCGCCCGCTGATGCGGATGTTTAGGCCGGTGTTGTTGCTGGAGATGACAGAAATAAAATCGCCTGAGTTGAGAATCTGGCCCACAACTTCTGGCCAAGTATACGTCTCAAAAGGCGCAAATGTTTTCTTAGCAATATAGTAGGCGTTGCCTACGGAACCGCCCGCTGCCACGATACTGATTGTCTGGATACGGGACACCGAGTCATAGTTAGCCGACGTCACTTTGTCCAAAATTGTTACTTGAGTAGACGTGTACACCGTGGTATCGGTGTTGGGGATGATTTGGCCTTCAACTAAAGCTCTTGCGGTAACTGTCATTTTGATACTCCTTTAATAGCACTCGACGTTGCAAGTGCAAGATGCAATCCCGGTGGTGACGTTCAATGTAAAACCGTCCACATCAAAAGATTGCAAAGTAGCTGCTGCAAGAACAGCGTTTGTGCTATCTCGCAATGAGATGATGCCCGATGTCTGCCCACCGCGACGGCCAGCGCTGTCAACTGTTGAGTAGATCACAGAACCCGACGTACCATCGTGGACGCCCACGCTTGTAAACGCTTGAGTAGCCGAAGCCAAAACGGCTGTGATTTTAATGGCGCGGGGTCGAAATCCGATACCCGTGATTGCTTGAGCGCCCGCAGAGCCGTTAAGTGCGAAGTTTGCATATCGAAAGGGAGGTTGCAGCGCAGCCACCCGGTCGTAGTTGTCTTGGGTGTAGCACCCTGTACCAAAGCGTGCGGCTGTCAGGTTGTAAAAAGTTGCTGTTTTTTGCTCAGTAAAATCGTTGTTGTAGATCGCCACGTTGGTGCAAGCCGCGCCAGTACCACCAAACGCAATGGCAGCGTATTGCGTTTTAGTCGCTTGTCTGTCACCAATTCGGTTGCCGTGGATCTGAATGTGATCTGGCTGCGCTGGAGAAGATACAGACCCAATGATGGTGATGCCAGCGGATATGGGGTAATACGCAGTATCTTGGCCGTTGTTAAAAATCTGGTTGTCACTAATGGTGACGTTCTGCACGTCGGTAATTGAAATACCGTCCGAGGCGCAAGAGTCAATTGTGTTGCCAGAAATTATGCTGTACGGAGAGCCAAGTTCAATACCAGAACCAGAGATATTGGACCGCGTAGTGCCCGTGATGCTGTTGTTTTCGATGCGAAGGTAAGACCCTGTATCGTTACAGAATATAGTTGACTCGCCGTTGTCCACGCAGTTGTTGTTGCTGAACGACCCACGCGTCGGCATAAAGTACGCCGCCGACCAGTTGTTGCTATAAAAAAAGTTGTTCTCGACACGAACATCGTAAGCGTTTCCAAGCGCAGAGGTAGCCGTCCAAAACGCCGGGGCGCTGGTGGTTGATGGGCGTGGGCGGCCGTTGTTTGTGAAATAGCACTGGCTAACAATCACGTTGCGAACGCCAGTAAACGCAATGCCGATGTACGTACTGTTTTGAATTGAACAGCCGGTAACCGTGGTGTTTGCAACCTTGCAAATAGACAGCAACTCAACCGTGCGAGTAGAGTTGTTGTTGCCGTCAAATGTCAGGCCGTAGAACTCCAAGTCGGTGTCGTAGTAGACGTTTACTGTGCCGCTTTGAACATCGTTGCGAAGCATCTGCGCTGCTGCGCTCATGCCAGATGTCAGCTTCAAGATAGACTTGTTAATACCGTCGCCCATCAATGTGGTCTTGGTCTTGACCACCAGCGTGGCAGACACTCGGTAAGTGCCTGCGGGGAAGTACACAGCGCGGCCTGAACCGGCGTTCAAGGCGTTCTGGATAGCCGTAGTGTCGTCCGTCGATCCGTTACCTGTCGCGCCAAAATCTTTGACCGACAACGATTCACGCAAACGCGCTTGAACCGTGGTGGCCACAGCGCCGGTGCCTGCTTGGATGAAACCAATTAAAGCCGAACCGCCTGAACCGGCCAATGCAGCCAAAGCCGAGGCTTCAGTAATATTGTCAACCGTCCAAATTTCAACATCATTGGAATCGGTCAACTTGAACTTGTACGAACTATTGCCCAACCATACGTTGGCTTCGCCGCGCGAGTCCAAGATAACGGGGTTGGTGTTAGACGTAACGCCAGTGGAATCAGTGTATGTGGCCAAGGGGGTGCTGGTGCCCGCAGCGTAGGTATACAGTTTGCCGCCAACCAAGGGCACACCGGCTGCGGTAAAGAATTGCAGCTTGGGTACTGGTGAAAGAATTGTGGTCATAATGATCCTATTACAAAGGCCAAAAGCTCACCGTATCGCACGCCTAGACGCGTTTCGGTTTTGCCGTCAAGTGTATCGTATGTGTCGCTACAGAACAAACCGTATTTTGTAGCGTCCAGCCCTTCAGCGGTAAATGCCGCCTGAACATCTTGGGCTATGACGCCGATGTGGATTCGGGCGTTATCCCCCTTGGCGTCCACAGCATCATTAAATTTGTAAGCACGGATTAAGCCTTTGATGGCTTTAGCCACCCGACGCTCGGCGTCAGTCAGGTCACGCACTTGTTGTTTCTGCGTGCCGTCCGATGTGTTAATCGTGCCGTTTGCAGCATAAACTTCGGACCAGCGCTGGCTTGATGTGCCCAAAGTGTAGGTGTTATCCGCAAACGGCCGAAAACCTGTAGCTTGGGTAACTGTAACGCTTGTGCCGTTAAACGCAGTTATCACGCCGCTAGTGCCGTTGATTAATGCAACGCCTGAGTTTTCTTGATATTGGGCTGCGCCGGTAGCGCCTGCAACTAATTCGTTTGCGTAAATGGAAGTCCAGCGCTGGCTTGATGTACCCAAGCTGTACAAAGACGAAGCTGTGGGTCTAAACGATACGGAGTCTGCCACGTATCTGGCTGTGCCAGGGTATGTAGCCCCGCTGGCCAGCACCACGCCGCTGGCCCCACCGATTGTGGCGTAGGCTGAGTCTTCGCCAAAGTAAGCGTTGCTGGTAGTGCCGTTAGACGTGGCGTATGTCAAACCCAAAAACTGGTTTGTCAGGCTGGTAAACGACTTCTGACCGCTGATAGTTTGCGCGCCCGTAGTCGTTACAATTCCCGCGCCAGCTAACGAAGAAGCGCCTGTGCCCCCGCTGGCAACCGCTAACGTGCCTGCCATTGTGATAACGCCTGCCGTAGTCACCGGCCCACCAGAGAACGTCAGCCCTGTTGTGCCGCCCGACACGTCAACCGAAGTAACTGTACCGGTGCCGACTGCCGTGCTGGGCAAAGGTGGGGGGCTTACGCTCAACGATTGAATTTGTTGTTGCAAGTTTGCAATATCTGACACCAAGCCTGACAGCGATGGCCCAACTTCCAAGTCCTGTAGCCGCATGGCTACAACATTTAAAATGTCGCCTAAAGAAGCCGGTGGGGGCGTCAGTTGCAGCCCTTGAATTGCTTTTTGTATTTCAGCGATCTGGCTTTCTGCCGTGGCAGAATTTGGGCCAACCATCAAATCGGTAATGCTGACAGGATTGCTGCCGCCGCCGGTCAAATTAAACAGGTTAAGCAAAAACCGATACCACTCACGCGAAACCAAACCTGTTCGGGGGTCAATAAACGCAACGCGGTCTGCGGGGATTTGCGTGACGTTAAGCATCAGTTGGACTCAAGATAAGTTCTGCTGCCATGATGGCGATCTTAATCGGGTCAGTGCCCGACAGCTCGTACACCCGGTCGCGCAGCTTAAGCGTCATGCCAAGACGACGCCAAAAGATACGGGTGTTGTACGCGCCGACTGCGCCGCCACCAGCCCAATGTTCGTTGGACCACGTATGGCCGCCGTCATCCGACCAGCGCAGCATAAACTGTGGCGCTAAATTAACCAGCACGCCTGTTTCAGTTATCAGCGGTTCGTCGCTTTCAGTGATTAGCCACTCACCGTCTTCAGTAATCAAATTGACCGATTCCGCTGTAGGGGCCAAATAATGGCCCGACTCGGCGTCCAGTTGCAGGCTGTGGTGCGCTGTGCGCTTAAGGTTGTTTTGGCCCGTAGGCAACGCACGCCAAGACCGCAGCCAGCGCTGAATCTGACCGTCGTCTGAATACACATCCAAATCAAATGCGTAGATTTTGCCGTTCTGATAGTCGCCCACAACGATTTCGTTGTTAAAAGCCATCTGACAGTTGGACCAGTGACGGTTAAACTGACCTTGGCTAAAGCCTGCCCGTTCGTGCCACGCCTGTGTTGAGGCGTCGTACACCCACGTTGCGTTGCCAGTCGGGAAAGTCAGTACATAGAAGCTGTGGCCATCTTGCTGGTAGGTGTACCCAATGGCATCCGAGATGTCGCCGTACTGTTGAATTTGCCACTCAATTGCGTGAGTGGACACCCGCACGCCTGTGTAACCGTTAGCCCGGTAGACAATACCCCGGCCACGGGCGTCAGCGCCCAGCCAGAACAGGCCGTTATCCATTTTGGCCACGGAGTATGGGGCCGCGCAGCCAATCTCGTTGAACGCGCCTTGGATGCGCTGCAAAGGGAAGTCAGGTGTACCTGCGTTGTACCAGACCTCAATTGACGTCGTGCCAAACAACCAGGCTTCACGGTGGTCAACAATCAAAGCCACCAAGCCGTCAGGGGAACCTTCAGCGCTGGCAAAATCAAGCGGGTCAATTGACGTGCCATCAAACAAACTTGTCACCCATACTTGCTGAGAGTCTGGTGGGTTGAACACAAAATAGCCGTCAAGGTATCCGACTGTTACTGCGCCAGGGAAATCTGGGTCGGAGATTTGCTGGATTGCGTTGGTGCTTGAGTTGTAAATGTAGCTGGGACCGTCGCACGCAATAAAGATCTGCGTGCCGTTGTCAGCCATTTTGACCGGGCCTGATCCAGTCACTGACCCAATAACTGTGACTTCCCAATTGCTGTTGATTTTGTAGAACAGGTTGCCGGATACGGCGTAACCGTTTGCGCCCATTTGCCACAGGCCACGGACAGGGCCGTCGCCCAGCGTAGCCAACAACCGCAGGCCGGGGGCACGCTGCAAGAAGGCAGGTTCTTTGCCTGCTTCGGGAATAATCTCGGGAAACAAGTTGACCATCCGCGCATCGGCAGCGTTGACGCTGCGGGCAACGTAGGCAGAGCCGAGGATGGGCGTCTTCATTAGTAGTTACCGGCGTAGATGTTAAAACGCTGGCGGTTGGCCACAATTGCGTATGGCAGCGACATAATGTCGTCGGGGTTGTTGATACGCTTTAAGTCGCGCTTGGAAGTCATTGCGATCCGCTTGACTTGCGGCGATGGTTCAATACCAAACTCAGGTGACAGCTCCATTGCCAAGTTGTAAACAAACGCGCGCAGATAACCTGGTGGAAAGTACAAAGGCGTAGCCAATGTGGCTGGCTGGGCCAGTTCTTGAACCGAAATAAAGTGCCATTCCAAGTCCTGAGTCGGACGTGGGTAAATAAACATCTCCGCGTTTGGAAATGTCATGTTGACAAAAATTACCTGCGGGTACGTGGACGTTACGGTTTTAACCGCAATACCGTTATATTGCTGCTGGTTGATAAACTTAACGCCATAAGACACGCCGTTGGGCGCTTTGAAATACGTGGCGTCATCAAACAAGATGGGACGGTTGCCCACAAAGTCACCAGTTGGCCCCAGCGTTCGGCTGATAAGACCAGACGGCCAAGTGAAGACTTGATCTTGGGTGCAAAAGACTGACAGGCGCTCGGTGTTCCAAGACTCAATCATTTGATGGAGCGCCATCAAAGCGTCTTGGGACACAACAGCCGCTGGCGTTTCACCTTCGGCGAGGACGCCGAGCAGTCGAAGCGCTCGGTTGATTTGATCGCCAGCGGTGTACGTTGCCATGTTTAGACCTCTTGGGTAATCACTTTACGACGGCGCTTAACTTCCAGCACGTTCAGGGGAGCCGCTTCTTCAGAGTCAGAAGACGTGTCTGGATTATAGCGAACCCAGCCGTTTTGTTCATCAGCTTCAGCTTCAGCTTCCATTGTTGCAACTTTAGCGCCGTGGATGGGGTGTACGAGTGTGACGTTCATTGTTTGAGAACGGGGTCCGAAGACCCCGTTTGGTTTAGGCCACTGTAAAATTCAAACGATAAGTTGGAAATGTTACCGTATTGGCAAGTGTTCCAGAAGCAGCCGCCCGAATACGCAAACGATCACCCGCAGCTACGATTAAATTAGCCGCTGTACCGTTAAGAGTCAAAGACCTTGCTGTATTAGCAGCCAATGCAGTTCCACCTGTTGCTTTAGTGGTGTTTGCATCTGTAGCAGCCAATAAAGCAGCGGAGCCAGCGCCAGCTTGACCCAGGTTGGTAATTGAAAACGTGATGTAGTTAGTGTCGTTTGCTGCAAGAGCATCTACACCCGAAAAAATTGCGGATGTAATTGTTCCAGCAGTTTGAGCAATAACGTAAGCATCGCTGTTTCCGGTGGTTGCAATGGTTGCGCCCTGAATAGACGTAGAAAAACCATTTGCAATATTAGATGCAACTTTTGATGTTGAATCAATGATTGCGCCGGTAATTGTAGTACCCGCAGTCAATTCAGGATCGCTAAAAGCAACGCCGACAGGTTTTGTGTTTGCCATGATGTTTCCTTTAAAAATGGGGGCAGAAACCCCCATTTAAGTTTAGGCAATGCGGTATGCAGTCCAAGTACCATCGCCGGTTTTACGGGCGCGGAACTGGGCCGATGTGGCTTCAGACACAACAGCGTTGCCAACGATTGTCCAGCCAGTGCCAACAGCCAATGTCACGTCGTCGGTTGTAGCGTCGGCGTTGATAATGACAAAGTCAAATGCTGCGTTCACTTTGGCGGCGCTAGAGATTTGAGCTTCAACAAGTGCCACGGTAGGCAAAGTCAAGCTACCGGCAGTGCCGTTGAACACAAACAAACCGTTGGCCAGATCAGCAGCCGTCATTGTCGCAGCAGCAGCCACGGCAACAGGAGCGCCTTGCACGAACAGTTGAGCTTCGCCGATGTTGCCATCGCCAATTTGATAACCACCTGCACCATTAGGGAGAGCCATGATAATTTCCTTAAAAAGATTAAAACGAATGAATGGGAGCCGAAGCCCCCATTCAATTTAGCCCCACATGCGGACGCCCATTTGTGGGCGAATCACGCTGTAGCCGTACAGAACGTCGATACGGCAAGGCAGACGGTCGTTGTTGATGTCGTACTGACGCACGATACGCAAGCTGATACCGTTGTGAACTGCGCGTGCAGCCATGTCAACACCTTGTGGCAACAGCAAGTCAGCAGTTGCAAAGGTGATGGCATCTTTGTGGTACACCAAGTTCTGAGCGTATTGTGTGGATGCAGCACCCACAAACACGACAGCTTTGCTGTTACCAGGCAAGCTATCCACGGTTGCCAAGGCATTGGAAGCCGAGTACATAGGAGCCACGGTCACAGTGATGGCAGTGCTTACAGCAGTAGCGTCAGCAGCAGCAACGAACTGGAACAACGAACCAGTGGATTCACGGGTTTGTGGGTTCACAGCGAAGCAGTCAGCGATAGTAAACACGTCGCCTTGCTTAACGGTAACACCAGAGCCAACAGTCATGGAGATGGTGGTAGCGCCTTCAGCAGTCACAGCAGCGGAAGTTGTACCGCCAGTAGCAGCACGCGAACCAGTTGTGAATTGCTTGATCGACTGAGACATGTTGATCTCGTCATAGCCCAACACGCCAGTACCCATCATGCCGTTCTTGAACTGCTTGGAGATAGTGTCGGTAGGGTTAAACAGACCTTTCAAGCCTTCAACCAAACCAGCGTTAGCGGCAGGGTTAACGGTAGCGTAACGTGGGGACATTACGGCAGCGTTCTCGTTCAGTTTCTGCTGGGCTTGCAACAGCACCAAAGAAGTCGAAGGAGTGGTGCCAGGTGTACCAACGGTGTTACCGATGTACTTGTAGCTGTTAGCGACGTCAGCGTCAATGCTGGAGGCCAACTGAGAGATACGTGGCTTCAAGACACGCTCTGCAAAGTCGTCCAACTGCATGGTCAATTCAGCAGATGTGAAGTTGACACCGATGTGCTTTTGGCTGGAAACAGTCAAAGTGGTGAACTGTTCGTTGTCGTCCTGAACTTGCAGGGCGGCACCGTCAGTTACCAGAGCGCGGTCGGGCAAACGGATACGCAGTGTAGAACCAATCTTAGCACCTTCAACAGCAAAGCTGTCGTCGTACTGACGGTTCACGTTACGGGTGATCACCAGGTTGTTCTCGAGGATTTCAAGAGACTTCCGTGTGATCATGTCAATGGTCAGAATACTGTTAGACATTTCAATTCCTTAAAGAAGTTAGCGGTTTTGCGCTTCCCACTTCTTCACTTGTCGTCTGCGTTCGGCTTCAATCCACTGCGAGGCCGTCATGGTCTTGGTAGACCGTGGGTCCGTAGTGTCAAAAGCCGGTGATCCAGAAGATCGCGCGGTAACAGGTGAAATCGGTGCTGGCGCCGAAGTTGTTTTCTTGACCGGTAAATTGTCGCTCAATTTGGCTTCAATCTTCCCAATCTCTTTTGCCTGTGCAAGCGGCGTCATGCGTGAGATACGTTCCGCATCTTTAGGGTTGGTTCCGAGGTAGTAAGCCAACTCGGGTCCAATGTCCGAAGACTGGATTGTTTCTGCCATCACGTTGGTGATTGGTAGCTTAGGGTTGTAGGCGACTTGTTCAAAGTCATCGTACTTGTCCCGCGCTGCTTCTTCACGCTCTTGATAGCTTTCAAGAACCTGCGACTGCTGCTTAGCGGCTTCACGCTTGGCGATTAGTTCTTCGGCTTTCTGGTAGGCCAGTGCTTCCGCATAGGCTTCAGGAGACTCAAACTGTTCAGCAGATGCCGTTGGTGCAGCTTTTACGATTTGCGTTTCGGCAGACCGTTGTTGCTGTTCTCGTTCCCACTTACGTTGCTCTCTTGCGAGGCGTTTGCTGATCATCGCATCGATTTCAGCCTGAGAGTATTTTTTCTCGTCAGGTATCTCGGTTTGACTTTCAGCGACTTCCGGCGTACTTTCAGCACTTTCAGATGTGGCCGTCACTTCTGGTGCAGGCGCGGAGTCAACTTCCGCTAAGGCTTGGACTTCTTCAGTCATGTGTTTAACTCTTTAGAGTTCCTGGTCTGCCTGGCCAGTAAGGTTTGAGATATTCTATTACGGTTTTACTGGCCAATCAATAACCCAAGGGAAACCCGGCTGCGCGGTCAAGTCTCGCAACGATTGACGATAGCTGGACCAAACGGCTCTCTGCTCAGTGGTCAATGGGGCGTCAGTAATTTGAGTCCAGTCTGTGGCGCTAAGTTTGTCGTTGCGGGAGTCACGGACTTTAGCCGCTTGATGTTCATTTTGCTCGGCAATGGACTCCGGGCTTTTAGCAAGAACATCCCACAACACAACCCATTCGCCGTTGACCATCTCGGGCAAGGGGCGCTTGACCGCATAAGAAAAACGATCCGTATCAGGCTTATCGCTTTCAAACACCGGGAAGACACCAAAATTGGCAAGCATCTCATCACTCAAAACTACAGGGAATGAAGTGTTTGAGTTTTCTTGCCGCAAATCTTGAATAGTGTAGGGGAATCTATGGACGGCCCCTTTATTGAGTTTTACGTACATTTAATTTACTCCAAGTATGAAAGAAGCCATAGTCTGAGTACCAGTATCCCTGTTGTTTTTTACTATTACTGGATCTGTAGGTGCCGCGTCGTATATTCTAAATCGCATAAATGACTGCCTTGTGTTGTCACCGTTATCTCCAGTAAACACGGCTGATGGTTCTGAGTTACTGCCCCCAGCAAGGCCGCCTGTAAACGTCATATCGGAAGACGCTATTGCGGAGGCGCTGGAGGCAAAAACGCCAAAAACTACGGAAGTTTGAACCCCCACCCCAGAAACAGTTTGAGTTTGGTCCGCTATAAGAGCCGATGACTGCGTAATGGTGCTGCCGCCGACGGTTACAGAAGAAACAACCCCAGACGCTTTTCTTAACAAAATCATCTCTGAGGACGGAGAAGTTCCACCGGTCATAGTCACGGTTGTGCCTGCGTCTCCCGCCTGTAGAATTCTGTACCAAACAGTCATCACAGGACTTGCTGCTTCTTGGTTTACGATCCGAGTCCAACCTGCGGGGTCACTTTGCACGCCTACAGTTGCACTCATGTTTGAGAGAACAGCCAAATCACCGGGTAGCGCGGCAAGCGGAATAGTGATAGTGCCTGAGGTCGATGATTGTGTTTCAATAACCCCTGTAACTATTTCGCTCATCCAAACATTTGTAGAAGGAAAAGAGCGAGATGTTCCGGGCCAAATAATTCTGACAAAACCATTACCGCCAGCACCCGCGTCAGTAGTGTTATCAGCCCCGCCGCCTCCGCCCCCGTAAGAACCAATAGTGTCCGGACCGTCGCTGGAAATTGCGCCATCATTTACTCCGCCATCTCCGTAACTCCCCCCAGTAGCAGAAGATCCGTTAATAGTAGACCCGTTTCCACCAATTCCGTTTGAACCAAGGCCAAACGCACTAACACCGCTTCCGACACCGGCAGAATCTCCGTCACCGCCGCCTCCGCCTCCACCTCCGCCGCCGCCAGCGCCGTTACCACCATTGACATTACCAACAGCACCGTTACCACCGGCACCAGAATATCCGCCAGCCCCGCCACCACCACCACATGTTGTTGCTGCGGGGTTACCAGAAGTGCCGCCGTCACCGCCGCCAACAGACCCTGCAATGGTCGTACTTGTACCGTTTTTAGTGCCTGATCCGGATATTGTGCCACCACCACCGCCAGCAGCTTCGAGCAAAACCGTTGCGCCTCGCGCAATTCTAGAAAACGCCCCGGCGGTTCCCGTAGCACCGGGAGTGCCGCCAAGACCCGTAGTAATTGTTAAGGTCTCGCCGGGAGTTACTGACAGGTTGTTGTAATAACGGAGATCACCCCCGCCGCCACCTGAACCGCCGCTAGTTGATTCGGACCCTCCGCCCCCTGCACCGACGCAAAGAGCAGAAACAGAAGTCACGCCTGCCGGAACAACCCAACTACCGCTAACGGTAAAAATTACCTCTGTTTGAGCCGAACTAAAAGAAGAAGAAGAAGTATTTGAACTAAACATCAATACTCCTTAAACGGTGTAGTTCTGACCAGCAACACTTCCAAGCCAATTAGACCCGTCAATAGCGGTAAACACAAATTTATCAGCTTTAAGTGCCGTGGCTGTAATCGTGGGTGCAGTTGCACTGGGCCAATCAACCGAGGCAGGCCATGTCACTGTGCGTGAGCCTGTTGCGTCTTGCTTTTGCACCAAGATAAAACTCTTTCCCGCAACTGGTGTTGGGAATGTGTAAGTGCAATTGCCTGTCAGCGTCAAAATTTGCACAGAGCCGTTCGCCAAGTCAATCGTGTACGCTGTGCTGGTGTTGGCAGTCACCGTTTCTTCGGTGTAGCCGTTGGTAAATGTGCCAGCTTCAATGGTCTTATTTGTAACCGTGCTTGTACTGGTCGTAGTCAGTACATTAGTTGGGGTAATGATGTTTGATAGGATTGACATGTGTTACTCCGATTGTGTGAGCAATGAAATCATGCCCAAGT